CAGCGCGACACGCCGAGCTGCCAGCGGTCGAGGAAGTCGGCCTCCTTCGCCAGCGTGCGCGAGAAGCGGCGGAACATGGCGCCGTCGTCGGTGAGGAACGCCGGGCCGGGCTGGTCACCGTAGAGCTGGAACGAACTCTTGTCGATGAAGCGGAGCCCGTTCTTCTTCGCCTCCGGCTCCTTGATCAGCGGGAACGGCGCGTCGCCGCCGTCGTAGACGGGGCCGGCGAAGCCGGACTTGAGCACGCTCGTCTGCCCGTCGTAGCGCACCGAAGCGTAGAGGGACTGCTTGTACAGGTCGATCACGGCGGGGTCGCCGATCGCGAAGTCCCACTTGCCGAGCCCGGCCCTGCGGCCCCTGCGGACACCACCGTCGAGCATCTGCGTCGAGAGCGGCAGCGAGGTGGTGTCACCGCCACGACCGTCGATGCCCTGCCAGAAGGCGTTCCCGGCCGCGGCCTTGTCGAGCGTCTCGAACGTGCCCGTCGAGGCGAGCGCCTGCTCGATCCCCTGGGCGACGAGGTTGCCCGGGGCGGTCGTGGTGCCGGCGGAGCCGTTCGACCACGAGCCCGGGATGTAGATCCCCTCCGTCGCGGCATGGACGATGTTGCCCGAGCCGCCGTCCGAGGCCTGCTGCGTCGTCAGCCAGGTGACCACGCCGGTCGTCTCGTTCACCGAGCTGATCTTGCGGCGGAGCCCCTGGCCCGGGTCGGCGCCGCTCGAGCGGGTGAGGACATCCCAGACGGTGCCGGGAAGGAGGACATCGAAGTTCGCCCCCGCCGCGAGCGTCGTCGTCAACGATGTCGCCGCGTCGGTGACCGTCGCCATCAGCCCGGTGCCGTCACCGAGCATCTGCCTGTTCTCCAGGCGGGCGGTCGCCGAGCGGGTCTCGTCGATCAGCTTCCCGAGCACCGCCCCCATCGAGTTGTCCATCGAGTCGCGCTCGACGTCGACGGTGATCGTGAACGGGTACAGCGTCCGCACCAGCGAGATGTGGACCTCGGTGACGGGGAGCACGTGCGCGACGTTCCAGGTCGAGCTCTCCTGGATCTGGCCGCCACCGGGGAGCCCGGCGGTGACGATCGCGTGCTTCACGTACTTGCCGCTGAACTGCTCCCGGTTCGAGCCCATCGGCCCCTCCCGGGTGATCCTGCTGACGGCGCCCTGCGGGTTCGTGCCGCCGCGACCGTCGTTCACCGCCGTCTCGTAACCGCTCATCTCGGCGAGGAACACCGCCTCGGAGGCGAACACGTCGAACACCTGACCTTGCTTCTCCATCAGGTACGGCTGAAGGGTGGAGAGCGCGTTGTCGGCCACTGTGAAAACACCTACCTCTCTCGGACACGGCAGGCATCAGCCCCGTGGCCTCGTCATGGGTTGGACGTACGAAGGGGCGGGCTTAGCCGCCGAAGAAGCGCCGCTCGACCGCGCCGGGCACGTTCCCGTACCCGCCCGCCGTCACCGTCTGGGCGCCGTTGGTCTGCGCCGGGATCCCCCGTGGGGCGCCGGCGATCGTCTGGATCTGCTCGATCTGCTGCTGGTGGTAGGCCTCGCCGACCCGCTTCTCGTACTCGCGGGTGTCCTTCGCGGCCTGCTCGAGGGCGCGCTCGGCCGCGCGGGCGTCGGAGCCGTACTGACCGACCAGCTGGTTCGCACGAGCCCAGGCCATCTCACGGTCGAACTCGCCGAGCGAGGTGGCGTGCTGGTTCAGGATCTCCATCCCGCGCTCCTCGGCTTCCTGCATCTGCAGCTGCTGCTGGAACTGCGCGTACGGCTCCAACTGCGCCTGGACGAACTGCTGGAGATCCTGCGAATAGGTCTCCGAGAACGGGTCGGGGATCGGCGGCCCCTGCTGCTCGTAGCTCGGCTGCTGCGGGGTCAGGGCCTGCTCGAACTGCTGCAGCCGCTCCTGGGTCGCCTGCCACTCCTCCGGTGACGGGCCGCTCCACCCGACTTCCTGCTCGGGCGGCAGCTCGACCGACTCTGCCGGTGCCCCCTCCGGGACGATCTCTGACATCGATTCTCCTCTCAGATGTACGGGGCGTCGCCGATCGCAAGCACCCTGGCGACCGTGGTCGTCTGGTTGCCGGTCGGCTCGGCGAGCCCGACCCCCGAGGCGGCGCCGCCGTGGAGCTTCAGCTTGCTGTTGGGAATATCGACGCCGACGACGAAGGCGGTGTTCGACGCTCCGGCTGCGCCCCCAGCGTCGATGTGGTTGACGGTCGAGAGCCCGAACTGCGCCGGGGTGAAGGTGTCGCCGCCGGAGGCGTACGAGCTCGACCAGGTGACATCGGCGATCACCGAGCGGGCGGTGCCGCCCATCGGTTGACGCTTGACGATTGCGACTGTGAGTGCGCCCATGCGGGTCGCTCCTTTCGAGTAGGTGGGTTACGCGCCGACCGAGAAGTTGATGTTGCTGAGCGAGACGTAGTGCGGGCTGGTGACCAGCTGCCCTGCGTAGTAGATCGACCCGTCGGGCCACACTTCCTTGCGCGCCAGGTACACGCTGCTGCCGTCCTGCGTCACCATGTAGGCCGGAAAGACCAGCTTGCCGCCGGGCCGCGCCCCCACCGGCAGCGAGCCAACCAGGATCGGGAGCGTCTCGTTGCCGGTATAGGCGCCGTGAGCGAGCCATCCCTCGCAGTGAACGACGTTGTTGAGGGTCAACCGGTAGCGAGCCGGCGAGTAGCCCTGGCCGACATTCGTGAAGCGGGACTGAAGCGAGACGTTGTGCCAGTCGACATGCGCGACCGACGCCAGGATCGCGTCGAGGTCTGACTGGCCGACGCTCGAGGCGAGGAACGCATTCAGGTCGTCCCAGTTGCCCGGGTTGATCGGCCCAAACTCCGTGTACTGCTGGCTCGACATCAGATCAGGTAGGCGATGTTGATGACAGCGGCCGCGGCTGCTGTCGAGGCGAACTTGAGCGTGCTGCCTTGCCCGACCGGGATGAACCACGGCATCTGGTCCTTCTGCAGGATCAGGCCAGTGGTGGTGGTCGGGTCACCGGCAGAGGTGAGCGTCATCCGGCAACTCGTCGTCTCCACCGCGACGAGGATCCCGCTCGCCCCGGCGGGCACGGTCGCCGTCTGCGTGTCGCTCGTGCCGCTGCTCGAGAGCCGCTGTTGGCTGACGCACTGAAAGGTGGACGGCTTCAAAGAAGGCTCCTCTCTAGCTGAAGATCGGAATGAACGACGCCGGGTTGGGACTCACCGACCCGCCACCACCGCCACCACCACCGGCGGTGACGACCGCCCAGACGGTGTAGGCGCGGGTGCTGCCGCTCGCGGTCGGTGACCCGAACGGGTCAGGGGGCGGGTTCGGGACGCCGCTCGCAATCCCCTTGTAGGTGCCGCCGTTACCGGCGTAGACGGCTGCGCTGGTGCCGGAGCCCGTGACGCCCAGGAACCCGATCCAGTAGTCGGCCGCCGGCAGCGCCACGTTGAACCCGGCCTCCTGCACCTCTATGTCGGCGGCACCGGTCGCGGTGGAGAGGACGCTCGTGTAAGCGATGCGGGCGCCGGGGCTCCCGGAGCCGTTGTCGGCGTAGATGACGACCCGTAACGTGCCGGCGGCGCCTCCGTTGTTCAGCGTCCAGGCGTGCAGCTCGGTCATGGTCGCGGCACTCGCGAGCGTGTACTTCGATGCGTACATGAGCCCGGAGGCGATCGTGGTCTGATCCCAGCTCGTGTCGTGAACGGGGTAGCCAAGGGTCGCCACTTACAGTGTCACTTCCCCTTCGCTGCGAGCGACTGGAACCGCTTCTTCCCGAGTTTCTTGCGGCCGATCGACGCGGCCAACGCCTTCGGGTCCTTGACCTTGGGATCGGACGCGAGCGACTTCGTGAGCGCGCTGAAGCGGGCGCCGCTACCGAGCTTCGGTTGGGCCATGAGGAACCTTTCTCTAGTGACGGGTTAGCCGGGCGGACGCGCCGGCGGGGAAGCAACCCCGGGCTGTCTCGGCGGGCTCGGCGCGTTCGCGCCCGGAGATCCCCCGCCGGGCGCGGCAGCTCCCGGCGGGGTTGCGGCTGCCATCTGCATCTGCGCCTCGGCCTGCGCCTGCGCCGCCTGCATGTGCAACTGGCAATGCTGCTCGACGAGCTGCCAGAGCTGCATGTCCTGCCCGAACATCGCCATGTCCTGCAGGCGGCGGTGGATCGGGAGGTGGACGGCGTGGACGTCGTAGTAGGCGATCGGCATCGGCACGCCCTGCTGCAGGTAGTGGTTCTCGTACTCGGCCTTCTCGCCGGGGTTCTCCCCCGTCTCGGCGGGGAGCTCGAGCGCCTCGCCGGACTCGAACGAGTCCTTGTACCACTGGATCCACGCGCCCGGGCTCGACTGCACCGCCGCCGACAGGACCGCCGCGTTCCAGATGTCGGTGACCTTCTGCAGCTCGGCGGCCGGGGAGCGCGGCTTCGCGACCCCCTTGCCGATCTGGACGATGAAGAACGTCGGCGTCTTGGTCGCGTCGAAGGTGATCGCCTCGAGCCGGTCGTCGTCGCCGGCGAGGGCGATCTGCTTCTCGCGCCCCCAGTAGGAGCGGATGTCGTAGACGGTGTCCTCGACGAGCTGGCTGATCGCCCGCTTGCGCTCCAGGTAGATCGGCTCGCGCTTCGCGGTGTCGGCCTCGTTCAGGAGCGAGAGCTGCGCGTAGGTGGTGACCCCGGGCGGGTTCTCTCCGCGCCTCGGCCCCGCGATACCGCTCGCGTGCGCCAAGTCCTCCCTGAGGGCTTCGATGTCGCCCTGCATCCAGGGGCCGGGGCCGATCCCGTTCACCGGCTGTGGTGCCCGCTCGGACGGGTCGATCTCCACGATCTCGTTGATCAGACCCTGCCTGCGTTTCGCCTCCGAGTTCTTCTGCACGATCACGTAAGGCATGTTCCGGTCGATGATCTCGTTCATCTGCGTCCGGCGCTTGTTGATGCCCCTTTGGCCGTCCTTGAGCACGTCCATCAGGGCACGGCTCCAGAACCGGCCGGTGACCCTCCACCAGTGGAAGTACGCGATCCCCGAGCGGTGCGTCCCGTCGGGCGCCAGGTACGGGAGCGTCTCCTTGTACTCGACCAGCTTGAAGTCGTTGCCGGCGAAGGTGACCTCGCGCCCCTGCGGGTAGCGCTGCGTCGGGCGCTCGTAGTAGGTGAACAACCAGACGTGGTCGCGGAGCCGGTTCTCCTGCGCGTCCCCCGCCATGTAGGTCGAGGCGTTCAGGGTCGGGCTCGAGGTCGAGATCCCGAGCGCGGTCGAGATGTCCTTGTCCTCCGTCAGCAGCGCCGCCTGCGGGTAGAGCTCCCTCACGTCGGCGAGCAGGGTGGGACGGACGATCGCCTCCCAGGCGAAGCTCTTCTCGTGGACGGCGCCGGGGGGGACGATGATGTTGAACGCGCTCAGCGGCTCCCAGCAGATCCGGCCGGTGCGGACAGCCTGCATCGTCACCGCCGGGTTCGGGCCGCCGCTCATCAGGTCGGTCGCCTGCCCGATGTCCAGCACCGGCTTGCCGTCGAGGTGCGGGATGTTCTCGTCCATCACCGGCCCGCTCGTGGGGTCGAAGCGGCAGCGGATCGCGCCGGTGCCGAGATCGACGACGTAGCGGTCGACCTGCGCGAGCGCGTCGTCGCCGTCCCACTCGTGATCCCACCCGTACGCCAGGGCCCGGTTGAGCTGCTCCTGGAAGTCCTCCGAGACCTGGTCGTCGCGGCGCAGCATCAGCTCGGGCCGGTCGTTGTCGGAGCCGAGCTCGCCGAGCGCGGTCAGGCGGTACTCGGTGATCGCGTCGGCGGTGACGAGCTCGCGCCCCCGGTACTTGGGGTCGAGCTCCTGGATCGTGCGGAGCGTCCGGGTCTGCCCGTGCCAGACGAGCCAGTGGTTCCCGGCCGCGTAGGCGAGGTTGACTTGCCAGCCGGGCTCGTAGTGGCGGCGCCGGTAGTCGCGGCCCTGGCGGACGCGGTCTCGGAGCGGCTTCACCTGCTCGTCGAGCAGCGACATGGAGCCGTTCTGGTCGACGTAGGCGAGCGATGTCATAGGGCCTCCACTCGCACGAACGCCCGCCTAAACGGGCGCCCGCGCGCATGTATCACCTACGTCTGATTTGACACCAATCAAAGCCAGACGAGACGAGAAGTTTAGTAGTTCGACAGAGCGCCGGCGTCGTACTCAGGAAAATCCGCCGGCTCCTCCACGTCGGGCTCGGCGGTGGGCGGCGGCGTCCACGTCCGCCCAGCGAGGTGCATCAGCTTGTCGAGCAGCATGTCTCGCTCCCGCGCCTGCTGCCGGATCAGCGAGCGGACGAGCCCAGCGAAAACCATCGTGAGCGCCACCAGCGCCACAGCCTCGAGCGCCGCGACATAGATCACGCCCGCGGCCCGACCCGGACGCCCCAGCGGCAGACCACGATCCGCCAGCGAAGCACGTCACGAGCGACCCAGCGCCTGCCGCGCCTCGTCGGGCGGCCGATGATCATCCCTGCATCGCCGGGAACGGGAACGTGCTCGCGACCCAGCAGGCGAGCCCGGAGGCCTGCAGGCCGAAGATCGTGCTGAGCGAGACGTTGCCGAGCCCGAAGAAGAACAGCGCGGCGAGGATGAAGAGCACGAGCGCGGCGACACGCAGAAGCAGGCTCACGGCACGATCTCGCCGAGACCGGAGAGGTCGCCCTCGAGCCGGTCGAGCCTCTCGTTCATCTCCCGCACGAGCACGAGCAGCTCGTCGACGGCCATCTCGGTCAGCGAGTTGTAGCCCTGCTTCATCGCCTCCTGCTGGTGGCGCCAGTCGGCGTCCCGCAGCGAGGTCAGCGCCGGGGTGCCGAGCTTGGCCGGGTCCGTCTCGAGCAGCAGGGAGCGGTCGACCCGGTGGCTCACTTGCTCGCGGCCTTCGCCGTCGTCGGCTTCGGGTTCGCCGCGATCTTCGCCTCGTCCGCCGCGGACTTCTCCTCGTCGGCCTGCGCCTTCGCCTCGGCCTCCTCGTCCTTCTTGCGCTGCTTCTCCGCCTCGTCGGCGTCCTTCTTCGACTGCGCCTCCTCATGGGGGCTCAGCAGGCTGATCCCGGTCGCGCGCGCGAGCTTCTGGAACTTCCACTCGTTCTGCTCGTCCTGGCTCATCGACTGCTCGGTGAACTGAACCTCGACCGTCGGCTGCGGCAGGCTCGACGGGTCCGGCTTCGTCTCCGTCGACGGGTCGACCGGCTTCGTCTTCACCACTGTCGAGGTGTCAGGATCTGTGTCTGTGGTCATCTTGTCCCCTCTCTCGTAGGTGTCATGCCGCGACGACGTCCTTCGCCCTCGCGGCCGTCTCGTTCGCGAACGCCCGGAACACCTTCAGCTCCCCGTCGCGACGCTCGAGCTCGGCGCGCAACGACTCGATCAGTGCTTCCCGCTGCCCGTTCGTCCTAGTCAACTCGTCGACCTGCGCCTGCCGCTCCGCGATCTCCTTCGAGGCCTGGACGAGCTCGTCGGCGGCGTGCTCCAAGCGGTCCATCTCGGCGCCCTTCGCGATCCCGAGCGCCCGCGCGAGGCGCTTGGTGCATTGCAGGCAGATGTAGACGTGCCCGTAGTCGCGCTTGACCATGTGGGTGTCGACGAGCGGCGCCTTCTGGCTGCCGCAGATGCACATCGCGGGGAAGTCGGTCGGCGTCTCGATCCGCTCGTACTCACGCACTCGGGTTCTCCTCAGGTCGTGTAGCTCGGGCGGGCGTCGCGCTGATTTTCCCAGCGCTCGTCCATCGCCTTCAGCAGTTCGGAGCGCATCCACCGCTCCGCCGCGGCCGGGTCGTTCTCGAACGTGTCCTCCGGCTCCTGGCTCGCCCCCGGACGGCTCATCGCACCGTAGCGGCAGGCGGCGTGGGCGTGCCCGTGCGCGCCCTCCCACTTGACCGCCACCGCCTCCAGCGGGTGCGGCCCGCTCGTCGGCCCCGGCTCGCTCGTCTCCAAGGGAGCGTCTCGGAGCTGCTCGATCAGGTTCGTGCAGCGGTCGCTGACGAAGAAGCTCGGCGCCGAGTCCTCGCCCGCCCTGGGGTGCCAGGCCGGGAAGCGCCGGTTCTCGTCGAGCCGGATCAGCTCGCTCAGGCGCAGGTAGCCGGCACGTCGATCGTTGTTGGCCTTGACGATCGAGACCCCGGACTCGTGGAACTCGTCGGCCGAGTTCGCCTCGCGGCCGAACTTGTTCGTGATCCCCTTGCCGATCCACAGGCTCGGGTCGGCCCAGCAGACCGACGAGCGCCACCACTTCCTGCGGGCGAGGATCTTCGGCGCGATCTCCGACGGCAAGCCCGGCTCGTAGAACTCGTCGTAGATGACCAGGTTGCCGTCGTAGTCAACGCACCAGGCGAGCCAGCAGGTCGGGTTGTTCGAGCCGTAGTCGCAACTCTCGAAGCGCTCGAACGACGCCGGCGGCTCCCAGGCGCCGTGAATCACGTGCGCATGCTCCGAGAAGCGGTAGGCGAGCCCCTCGTCCTCGAGCAGCTCCGCGTCTAGCTCTTGCCGCCCGAGTCTCGTTCCTTCGTAGCGACGAATGATTGCAGTAGCAAAGGCGGGAGCAAGGTTACTGAGGTTGTCGTAAGTGGTGCCGTGCGTGACGACACAGTGCTCGTCCCGGACAAGATCACGTATGAGCCTGATCGGCTTCGGGGTGGTGGTGACACACGCTCGAGGGTCAGGGCCCAGCCGAAGACCGAGCATCGCCATGTCCCACGTCTCCATCGGGTACTGCCAGGCAGCGATCTCATCGGCCCACAAAGCTTCGCATTGCAATCCTCTCACGCCCTCGGGGTCCTCGCCGGTGCGGAACTCGCTGATCGCCCCGTTCGGCCACTTCAAGATCCGCTTGGAGGCCTGGTAGTCGGGGCGCTCGTGCCTCGGGCAGACCGCCAATATCCCCGACTCGCCCTCGATCATGACGGCGCGCATGTCGCCGGCGTCCTTGCCCAGCAGCGCAACCCGCTGGTGAGCCCTGACCTTCTCCCGAACCCACTCCGCACCGACCCTCGTCTTCCCGAACCCGCGGCCCGCCATCACGAGCCAGTAGCGCCACTCGCCCTCGGGCTCAACCTGGTTCGGCCGTGCCGCCCACCCCCGCCAGCGCCAGGCCAGCTCCGCCTTCGCCTCGCTCGACAAGGTCGCGAGGATCGTCTCCCGCTCCTCGACCGGCAAGGCCGCGAGCTGCTGCAGCGGTGACCATCTCGGTGAGCCGGTTGAGGTCGTCGCTGACATCCGTCCTCACCTCCAGCTCGACCCTTTCGGCCCCTCTGCCGGCCATGTTCGCGTGGTAGCGGTGGAAGTACACCTTGAGCGCGTCGCTCGCCTCGGCCCGGGTGACCCAGTCCTCGAGACGGCGGTCGGCCTCGTCGGCCCGCGCCTCCCTCGACATCGCGAGCAACTCGCGTTGCCGCTGGTGGTCCGCCCTGCGGTAGTTCGAGAGCGAGAGCCTGCGCGCGTTCGCCGCCTGCTGCGGGTCTTCGCCTTCCAGGATCCTCCGCTCGAAGTCCTCCCAATCGGCTGGGGAGGGCAACGCATGGTGCCCTCGTAGCTCGATGGTGCTCACGACTCGGCCTCCACCGGCGTCCCCGTCAGGGTGAGCCGGATCTCGAGCAGCCGGTCGACCTCCAACCAAATCATCCCTCTCTCGGCCCCGTCAACCCTGACCAGAGACGCCGAGAGCACTCGCAGGGCCTCGTCGACCCGCTCGATCGAACCGGGGGTGTGCCGCACCAACAGCGTTGGCATGCGCACCTCCGATGAAGACACGAGTCGACAGGACACTTGACAAGATAAACCCCCTGTCAAGTCGTAACCAGAAACGACAACGGCAGCATCGGCTCCTGCTCCAGCCCCCAGGCGTCCGCCAGCCAGGAAACCCCTGCATCGACGAGCATCTGGTCGGACTTGTCGCGCTCGCGCTCCAGCCTCGGCTCCGCCACCGTCACGTGCTTCCCGTGCTTCGCCTTGCGACGGACGTAGACAACGCGATGCACCCAGACCGCCGCGAGGTAGTGCTCGTTCAGGTGCCACCAGAGCCGGCGCTCCGAGGAGCGCATCTCGACGAGCAGGCGCTCCAGCTCGGCACCGCAGCGATACGCGCAACTGCAGCGCGGCGGCCTGCCCTCCCAGACCCGGCAGCCCGGCTCGTGCGGTGTGAGCCCTCCGAGCCCCCTGTCCCCACCGCTCCCCGCCTGCCAGGGGTCGTGCAGATCGTCGAACCGCTCCAGGAGCGCGATGATGGCGCGCTCACGAGTTGCCAGCGGCGACAGCGTCGGCACGGGGCGAGTGTAGAACACGCCCCGGTCGGAGGGCGGCGTCTCGCCGCTCAACGCAACGGGACTCCGCCGTCGTCGCTCGGCCTCCCCCCTTGCCCCCCTGCCCTGGCTTCGGCTCGAGCGCTCGTCACCAGTCGATGTCCGCATCAGCGCTGTGGGCACTAACAGCCGTTAGTGCCGTGCTTGTTTGGCTTGAATGCTCGCTTTGTGGGGTGGTAGCAGCGCTCGTGCGCTCGCTGCCTATGGCTTGCATAGACGCTTGACCCTTGCGCCATCGCTCGGCCCGCTCGGAGCGTTCGACGTCGACGAGCTCGGCTTGCGGCTGCCTGGCGCGCCAAGCGTCGAGCATCCGCGACTCGAGCTCGGGCCACGCTCGGAGCCGGCCTCGAGCGCTGAAGAGCTCGTCGAGCAGCTCGGACTCGGGCATGAACAAACCCGCAGTGGCGATGAACCTCTCGGCTAGATGAGTGTTGCGCGCTCTGTCAACATACTTGTCCGAGTGCGGAGGAGCGCCAGAGCGAACCCCAGCGAGAAACCAAGCCGCAGGGTTCCTCACTGCCGGGGTGAGCGCGTCGAGCCACGCATCCGCCAAGGCCTCATCCAGGCCGGACACCTCGGCGAGCTGCAGCGGGGTCAACCCGAGCTCCTCGAGGCTCACGGCAGGTCTCGCAGGATCTTGTCGAAGTCGAAAGTTTTTGCGTCGTCGTCGTGTTCTTCGCTTCTACTGCGCGACGTCTTAAGAACACGCTCGTCTAAGAGCTTTAGATCTACGTCTTTATCTACTTCTCGCGAACGCGCGCGTGACGCTAGCACTTTGCTAGCAGAGAACTCGATGAAACCCGCATGGTTAAGCGCTTCTAGCTGACCTCTAGTGACCTTCATGTGGAACTCAGCACGACACCAACTGGAACTCAGCGGGACCTGATGACGACCTCTGGCGAACTGCAACCACAGACAGAGGAGGAGCGCGCGCTCGCCTGCAGTGAGCGCCAGGAAGTTCGGGTCATCGAGTAATTCGCAGTAGACCTTGATCCAACTGGGTTGCCGATCTTTGTAGTGCTGGAACTTCTGCCAGTTACGAATGTGGATCCACTGCTCAGGCATATGCCGACGCTCTCGTCGTAGGTGTCGAGTCCACTCGGAGGAGCGCCGGCACCCATACCTTAGTCCAGTTCTCTTGACAACCACGCATGTCAGGAGTAGGGTGGTTCCCGTCGAGTCCACTACCTGAGGAGAAGTCGTAATGAAGACCTTTGGCGTTTACCTCCACTCGTCCGGCACGCAGGGCGGCTACGTGGTGCGCACGATGCGCGACGGCACCGCAGCTGCCCCGTACCTGCACGTTCGCCCGGTCCACACCTACAAGCGCGAGTACCTCGCGCAGCTGATGGCCGACAAGCTCAACCTCGACCGCTTCGGAAAGGTGGCATAGATGCCCACTGACGAGACCTACAATGGCTGGAAGAACTACCCGACCTGGGCTGTGAATCTGTGGCTCTCGAACGACGAGGGCCTGTACCGGGAAGCGACGGCAATGGCGGAGACGTGGTCCCGCGGAGATCATCCGAGGGTCGTCCTTGCTGATCGCTTCAAGACCTGGGTCACGGACATGGGCGTCTCGGTGGTAAACCGCTATGCCGGTGATGCCGCAACGGGCGATCCCACGGGCTTCGGGGCCGACTTGTACGGATGGGCGCTCGCTCAGGTCGACTGGTACGAGATCGCCGACGCTTGGATCGAGTCGGCCTCCGAAGTCGAGGCCTAGGTGCCCTCGTTCGACCAGGTCCGGCGGCGTCGGCGCGCGTACGATCGCGCGCTCGGCGCCTACCGTGCCGCGATCCTCGCCGAGCTCGAGCGTGGGACCAGCTACGCGGAGCTCGCACGGGCGCTCGGCGTCTCGCGGCAGACGATCAGGCAACTTGCCCTCCGAGCACGTAACCCCCACCAAATCCCGAAGGAGAACCGATGACCACCAGCGAAATGCGCTCAACCTACGATCGGGTCTACGAAGCCATGTATTACGCAGGCCGCGACGCACTGAAATCCTGCTCGGATGCCGAGCTCTCACTACTGATCGGCCTTGCCGAGGATGAGGAGAACGGCTGGATCCAGGATGTGGCGACAGACGAGCTCGAACACCGCAGCTCATAGCGCTCTCGCGTTGACCTCACGCGCGTAGAACGCCACGGCATACGCATCGAGCGCGTCCTGCGTCCACACGACGCTCCCTGGGCCGCGGAGGGCATCCACAGCCTCCGCGGCCTGCTCCTTGCTCGCGTGCCCGCTCAGGCCGAGCTCCTTGCGCCATTGCACGGGCGCGACCTCCCACACCTCGACGCCGGCGGGCAGGCAAGCCACGATGGCGCCGAGCACGCGCGAGAGCTTCGCCATCGTCCCCTGCTGCCCTCGGCTCATCGGGGCCTCGACGGCGATCAAGTAGACGCTCTCCCAGTACAGCGACCTGCGCGGCATCACGCGCGGCACCTGCCGCAGGCGCTCGAGCGCGGTCTTACCCTCGAGATGGAAGTGGTCCCAGACCGCGTGATTGCTGGTCTCGTCTAGTCGGACCAGGTCGATAGCGCGCGTGCTCAGGTCGATCCCGACAACACAACTCATGCGTTCATGCGGGAGCTACTAGATGAGTGCTATCACCCTCAGCACCCGTCGTAGGGGCACCACGCATCGCAGCCGACCTGCTGCCAGAGCATCCACGCGCGGTAGTCCTGCTCGGCCTCGCTCGCGGCGCCGGCGTCACCTCGCCCGCCGAGCGTGCGCCACGTCGATGACTGGAACTGCCACTTGCCACCGCTGATGTGCGCGAGCCCGCGCGACTCCCGGTAGACGACGCAACGAACGATCGGGGAACGGAGCCACGTCGCCGGCGGGTCGGGCCAACGAGCGGCCCGCGCGGTGACCGTGAGGGTGAGAGCGAGGATGTAAACGCTGAAAAGGATGGGGGCGACATAGCGGATCAGTCCTTCTCCTTGTGAGGGGTCACGTCCTCGAGGCTTCGGCCTCGGCGTTCACGTGCAGGGGTTTTCCAGGCCGGCCCCCGCGCCTGGCTCGGAGGCAGCGTCGGGGGAGTCACGGGCTGCGGCCCCCGCCCGGCCTGGAAGCTTGTAACACCAGTTCGAATCCGCTAGGCGCTTTGGGCACGTCGTGTAATGCTCATTCCAAGCCTCGAAGTTCCATCCCCAGGGCTTGCCGACTGGGTGCTCTGCACACCCGCAGCACCACTGACCGACGCAAGCTGCGTCGAGGTACTCGTGCCGCTCGATCCCCGGCTCGTCGCTCACGGCCGTTTACACCAGTTCGACTCCGCTAACCTTGGCTGTGTGGACGATCCGAAGCTCGCGTATCTCCGCGATGACGCTCCGTACGTCGTGTGCTCCTCATGCGGGCGTAGTAGCTGGGCGGGGCCAGCAGGCTCGACATGCGGGATGCCACAGCCGGACGGCACGAAGTGCGAAGGCGTCTTCAGCCTTCTCCGACGCCCATAGCACCAATACGAATCCGCTAGGCGCACGCCGCCACCCCAGCCGTGCGGGCCATCTCGAGCAGGACGTCACGGAACGCCGGCGGGCTAGTCGCGGTCAGACCGTGATGACCGCCGCGATGCTGGCTATTCAGCCACTGCTCCTGTCGACCTTGGAAGCGATCCCGCCAGGTCGCGATAGTCCAATCCCCACCCCGAACCTCGCGGTTCAAGTCGCGGCCCCAGCGAAGCTCAGGCAGCTCTACTCCATAGGCGTAGAGCCACGTCCCTTTCTTGATCGGCAACCCGTAGCGTCCCTGTTCGACGTAGCAGGATGCACCGCCGTCAAGACCGAGCGTCCAGCCTCCGTCCCAGATCGGCTTCGGCAGCCCGTAGCAGGCCCACGCCGCGCTATAGGCCGGATGCTCGAGGACGCCGCCGTAGGTGCGTACAGCCTTGAGTGCCGAGGCGAAGCAGCCTTCATCGGCGCCGCGTTTGTAGCCGAACCTCGCCTCGGTGAACCCGGCAAGCATCGACCAGCGGGCGCACGGCGGGTGCGCCACCACCGGCCACGGCCCCGCATACAGCCGCGCATCACGCGCCTCGTCCCACACCTCGACGCCGGGGAGGCCCGCGTAGACGCCGTTCGGATCGACGTACAAGGCGGCGACGGTCACGCTTCCCGCCTTGAACGCTCGTTCTGTTCCGGAAGGTTCTCGGCGGGGAGGGGTCGGTTTATCTCGGCGTCCCGGTACCCGGTGGCCTCCCCGCCAAGCCGTTTACGCTCGTTCTGATCCGCTAGGCGGGTCATGAGTAGATCCACCACCAGAACACAGCCGCAGCGCAGACCGCGATAACAACGCCTGCAAGCACCATGAAGCCGATCACGCCACGACCTCCCAGAGTTGCCGCTGCGAACTCCGGTATGTCTTATTCGCACGGGGGCGAGAAGGCGCCGACCACCCGACACGCGCGGGCCGCTGAGCAATCACATGGAACCCAGACGCGCGGAGCGACGAGCCGCTCTCATCGGCCTGCGTGTAAGTGATGACGCGCCGGTAGCCGAGCGCGAACGCAGCCCGCTGGCAGGCGCCATAAAGCATCGAGCAGGCGTTCCGGGAACCGTCCGACGCGACCCGGTTCACCTCGATCGTCATCCCGTCGTCAAACGCTCGAGCGACAGGCCGACCCGCGATCGCGACGGCGCGTAGAACCCCGTCGCCGTCAGCTGCGCCGACGCAGAACTTCGCGCCGGGAACCGGGCGGTTGTGGCGGTGCCACGCGGCGCAATGCTCGTTCGCCTGGGCGAGCGTCACCGGGACGAGGTGCAGGCTCATGCCTTCGGCCTCGAAGCCTGGTTCTGTTCCGCTAGGCGGCTGCGTGCAGCGGTTTGGCGACTAACCTGGGAAGGTTGGCTCAAACACTTTGACGCCTTTAGATAACCGGTCGGAGCGCGCACGAGACTATGAGCGGGTTCCAGCGTCGGAGCTGTGGGAACTTTGGATTCGCTCCTCGATTTCGCGCATCGCCTCACGGCGCGCGCCCTTGTTCCGGTGGTGGTAGATGTCGCGAGTCGTGCGGATCGACTCGTGCCCCAGCCAGTCCTGCACGTAGCCCTCGTCGATCCCCGCCTCGAGCCAGAAGGTCGCGAACGAATGCCGCGTCGTGTGCGGCTTGCGGTACTCCACCCCCGCGGCCTCGAGCGCCAGCCGCCACCAGCGAGCGAACGTCGAGGTCGGCACCGGCGTCGCACGCCGCGTCAGATGCCCACCGCCCGGATGGGAGGCCCAGAAGTGATCGTCCGGGCCGAGCCCGTCGGTCAGGATCAGCTCATGGAAGGCGCCGGCCGCGGCCTGGGTCAGGTCGACCAAGCGCTCCTTGCCGCCCTTCGCGCCCTCCCGCACCAGCAGCTCCTCCTGGTCGAAGTCGACCCGCCGGACGGTCAGCTCGCGGGCCTCCTGGTTGCGGATCCCGGTCTCGATCAGGATCGTCATCAGCTCGCCGTCGGGGTACGGCAGCGCCTTGAGCGCGTGCCGCTCGATCTCGGTGAACACGTCGATGTTCCGGTTCGGCTTGTAGCGGATGTCGGGCAGCCACTCGGCCGGGTTCTCCTTCAACCGGCGGGTCTTGTAGCCCCAGCGGAACCATTGGTTCAGCGGGGCCTTGTAGATGTGGCGTGACTTGTCGGGCGCCGTCGCGAGCACCGCGAGCAGGTCGGCGTCGGTGAACTCGTCGAACCGCTTCTCCGGGTAGGCCATGAGCAGCCGGGCGGCGTTCCGCTCGTACGCCTCGAGGGTCCTCGGGCGCTTGTTCGCGACCTTCATGTACTCGAGCCAGGCGAGCAGGTCGGGCCACGCTTTCGCACTGTGGTGTTTCGCGTTGTAGATCATGACGCCGGACGGTAACCGCAAACCGCCGCGGGCAAGCGTGAGCGTGCTCACGCGATCACCTCCGTGGCGCGCTCGAGCTGGGCTTGCAGCCAGGCGACATGCTCGGCGAGCGGCCGGGACTTCATGTTCGAGTCGATCGCCGCGACCACGGTCGGCAAGGAGCCGCGCTTGTCGCCGATGTCGAGGAGGGTGCGGGTCAGAGCGAGGCGCTCCTCTTCGAGCGCGGCCGGCGTGGCCGTGACCCCGGCGAGCGTGTCACTGAACCCGGGCAGCGCTAGGTCGGCCACTGGCACGGAGCCTTCCCACCATGAGCACTCGGGCCGGAACCCGCACATGTCGCAGACCGGCATGTTCCACGCCATCGTCCCGATCGCGTCCGGCCACGGCTCGTCCGGCCCGCGCTCGTTCCACAACGAGAGCAACGTCCGGGCGCGCGACGCGATGATGCGTTCCGCCTGCCCCGCCATCGAAGCGAGCCACGGCCGCAGCTCGAGCCCCGGCACCTCCAGCGGCGTGTAGACGGCAGGCCGAGCGGTGCGGGTCGAGATGTGGAGCTCGACCGGCCGGGAGCGGGCGAGCCCGTACCCGAGCACCTGAAACCTGTAGTGCGGCGGGATCGTCTTCGATGACCCTCGTGCCGTCTTCCGCTCGATCGTGTACGCCTCGGTCGAGACGTCGATGTAACCGATGAACGGCACCGGCACACCGGGGATGTCGAGCGAGAAGCGCTCCTCGGTCGCGGTCGGCTGCACCCTCGGGGAGACCTGCTGGTGGTAGTGCGCCACGAGCGCGACGCCCTGATCCTTGATCTTCGCGGGGTCGTCGTCACGCCAGTCGATCTCCGAGGCGCCGCCGTTCTTCTCCACTTCCTCGTCGAGGATCGTCGCGAACGCCTCCTTCACCTCGGCGACCGGGGCGTCCTCGTGGCTCACGATCTTCTGGTTGAAGTTCGCCTCCGCGTGAGCGCGCCCGTCCGAGGTGCCCCACAGCATCGCGCCCGAGGGCGCCTCCTTCTTCCCGAGCACGTAGCGCTGCCGGTACTGCTCCGGGCAGCGCTCGAGCATTGACAGCGACGAGGCGCTCAGGTGGTCCGGGAGCCCGGACGGCCACGCGAGCGTGGGCGCCTCACTCGGGAACAGCTGCTCGAGGATGCTCACGACTCCTCCTCGCCAGCGGCCTTCTTCAGCCGGGTGATGAACTCGGCGGCCTGCTCCTTCGTCAGCTTCGTCGTGATCTGGGTGCCGTACACCCTCTGCATCCCAGCGCGAAGCTCTGACTCGGTGACGCCGAACTCCTTCTCCATCTTCGCGATCAGCCGGTGGATGTGGTCCTTCTGCGCCTTTGTCGCGAGCACCTCGGCGGGACCCGTCGAAGCGGCGTTCCCGTCGTCGTCCTCCTGCTCGCTGATTCCGAGCAAAGCAGCCCAGGCGTAGCGGCGGGCGTAGGTGAGCGCCGCCCCGAGCTTCTGCATGTCGCTGCCCGAGAGAATCAAGGGCATCGTGTCGGTCGCCGACTCGCCGCTCGAGTGGTAGATCGTGGTCGCGAGCGCCGGGACACCGTCGATGTGGGTGGGTGCCTGCGTGATCGCGAGGCCGTGCCTGTTCAGGACCGGCCGTGTGCGCGCGATCAGGTTGTCGAGCGTGACGAACTTCGAGTGGAAGTGGGGGTTGACACCGTCGGCTTCGACCTTCGGCATCTCGCTCTGGGCGGCGACCAAGGCGGCGGCGAGCGAGCCGGTTCCGTTCTCGCTCATGGCCGGCCTCCGAAGAACCGCTCCCACAGTTCTCGGTCGCGCTCGTCCTGCTTGCGCTCCCACTCGTGCGCGATCGGGACGGAGCCAACCAGGAGGACCGCCAGGATGAACAGGCCCCAGTACAGCCAGTCGTTCATTACTCTCTCTCCTCGTCTGGCCCGTGCGGTGCTCTTTGATCGGTGTGCCGTACGGGCCGGTCGTATTTCAGGGTCAGGTTCGCGCCGCAGACGTCGCAGTACGGCTCGCTCCAATCGAGCAGGCAGGCGCGGCAGAAGAAGGTGAGCGCGCCTTCCCGGGGCGAGGTGATGCGGGGAACCGGGCTGGGCGCGCTCGGCGATGCGCCGCCAGCCACAAGCCCCCCGTGGGAGGCCGACGACGCATCGCCCAGCTCGCCGTACGGCTCGTCGGGCGGGATCGGATACCAGGGCTCGGAGGTCACGCGAACCTCTGCGCCTTCATCTCAGCGCGGACGACGTCGCGGACGTGGACGCGCAGCAACTCGACCAGCGCGGAGGCGAGTTGTAGATCCTCCTCCTTGGCGTCGGGATCGATGGACTGCGGTTCGCGTCCCGTCGCCTCGGCGATCCGGGCGAGCATCGGCCTACCGGGCCTGTGCTCTCCGTGCTCGAGGCGAATCATGTGTCGCCGTGACGTTCCGATCTTGGCTGCTAGCCCTTCCTGGGACAGGCCCGCGCCGAGGCGGGCGTCCCTGATCCGGGCGCCGATCGCGACCCACTGGTTGTTTGAAGTAGCGCTCATACGTGACCAGGGTACGTCACGTGACGCTACGTTGTCAAGGAGTGTCCCTGACGAAAGGTGCCCAAAGTCGGCACAGTCGTGTCACGTGACGCTGACGGAGTTAATTCGCGAGCGCCGGCTCGCGCTCAAGCTGACGCAGGCGGGAGCGGCAAGGCGCGCCGGGATCTCGCGCGAGGAGTGGAACCAGATGGAGAACGGCGTCCGCGGGATCGGTCCGCGGAACGCCGCTCGGTTCGTCGAGGTGCTCGGTGGCGATGTCGACGATTACCTGTCACGCCCGAGTCGGCCCGAGATCGTGGAGCTGCGACGGGAGTTGGCCGAGCTTCGGGCGAGGGTCGAGAGGCTCGAAGGAAAGTGACGTTGCATCCCGTGACGTTGTTCTGCTACCGTGCGGCCACTCAGACGGCTAACAGGCCGCTTGAGTATCACCTCCAACGGAAAGGAGTAGCCCTGATGGCTACTACCGAGCAGAACATCGAACACGAAGTGACTCGCAGGGCGATCGCGCTGAGCGAGCAGCTCTTCGGTGAAGCACCGACACTCGACGCCGAGTACGACTACACCCAGATCAACCTCGGTGATCGGCTTCAAGTCCGGTTCGACAAGAACAACGCGCCTGCGGAAATGGTGGCTCGCTACGTGTGGCAGATGAGCGAGTCGCGGTTTCCGCCGATCGTGGTGACCCAGGATCACAGGATCGTCGACGGTAATACCCGCGCGAAGGCGAGGCGGCTCCGCGAAGACCGCTATGCGCCGGCGCTGGTGCTACCTGTGAACGGTCAGGACACCGACGACGAGACCCGTGAGCGGCTCCTGTTCATGGGTCAGGCGTTGAACTCGGTCAACGGGAAGCCTCTCGACAAGAAGGAGCAGCGCGAGATGGTCCGCCACTCGCTCGCGCTCGGGATGAGCGCGAAGGAGATCCAGAGTGCGGCGGGTGTGAAGTTGAACGTGATCACGGCGGTCCGCAACGAGATCGCCGGCGAGGACAAGTTGCTCCACGTCGGACTGCCCGCCGATCTGGTGCGGGAGACGTCGCTGCGGGCGTTGGGCAAGGCGTCGGATCTGAACGACGAGCCGTTCGCCGAGCTCGCGAAGCTGACCGCAGATGCTGGCTTCAACGCCACCGAGGTCGGTGGGCTTGCATCGACGGCACGCAAGCTCGGCTCCGACTCGCTCGCGCTCGAGCGGATCAGCGCGGAGCGGGATGCGAATGCGACCCGGATCGCGCAGCGGGAGGAGGGCGGTAACGGGCACCCGCCCGCGAGCCGTCAGCTTCGACAGAGGCTCGGGTACATCAAGGCGAAGCCTGCAGAGGCATTCGTCGAGACGAACCCGGAGATGATGGTCGACTACCTGGCCGATCTGAAGACGGCCGTCGCGATCCTCACGGAGACGATTGGTCTGCAGGAGGCGCGGCTCGCTGCGGCGGCGGCCTGATGGCCGTCAAGACAAGCGGGAACCGTGGCGGCTGGTTCTCAGCCGTGACGGTGCTGCTGATGGACAGGGGCGATACGCCCCTGTCCATCGAACAACTGACGACGCTGGCTGCCCGTCGTGTCGGTCCGACGGCTCGCAACGACGGCTACGTCACCTCTCGTGAGAACGGTGGCGA